GGAGCGCCAAGGTCTTCGTTCGGGTTGCGCTGCAGTGCCATGTCTCAGTCCTCGACGGGTTGGAGCATCCAGTTGAACGTCACCGATTTGCCTGCGCCCGGCGCGGCAAAGACTTCTACCACAAAATTCGCGACGCCCTTAGTCACGCCCACGACGGTGAAGCTGTCGATCAGCGGCCCGCCGGCCCGGTCAACGGCTGAGACGACGATGTTGTAATTGGCGTTCGACAGCTCCGGGTCTAGATCGACGGACGCGGTGTCCGCGGTGTCGGCGATGACGAAGGAGCCACTGCGGACCGCCGCAACGTCGCTGTCGACCTTGTATTGTTCGAGCGCTTCCCAGGCGAGGTTGGCGGTCTTCTGCGCCCGCGCGATGGTCGTCTGCACGGGGTCCGGCAGGCTCGTGAAGCTGATGAGCCCGACCGTCTCCTGATAGCTGGGATCCAGCAAGCCGGATTCGACGACAGCCACCTCGTAGAACGACGCCGTCCAATCGCGGAGCCTGATGCTGTCCTGCTCATACTGGCCGGTGATTCGCGGCGGCTGCGGCGGGATCCGGCTGGCAGAGCGGGCGACGAAATCGCCATTGGCATCAAGGTCGGCCATCGATTAATGCCCCAATGGCACGGTCTGGATCTCGGCCCGAATCAGGTCGACGGGGACATTGTCCGTCACGCTGATCTCGAACTGAAAATCGTTGCCGTTGCCGAACTGGCCAAACTCGATGAATGGCTTGCGCTGCCCTGCCTTGCCCATGCCCTTGCGCTTCCACGGGCCGAACGGGTTGCCGTCTCGACTGCAGCGCACGCCGATCTCGCCCTCGAAGGTGTTGGTGCCGCGCCCGCGACCGATCTGCAGCCGGAAGCCGCTCACCTGCACGCTGTCGCCCTGGGTGGTGTGCCCGGTCCTGACCAGCCAGCGCTGGATGTCCGTGCCCTGCCGGTACTGGTCGAGCGTGATCTCGTAGATCTTGCCCTCGCCGCCGACGAAGTAGCGGTTCCAGATCTGCCAATGCGACCAGCCGCGCCAGCGCGTCGGGGTGCCGTCATCCGCATTGAAGTCGAACAGCTCGGACCATTTGTTCGCCTTGTAGTCGTAGAGGAGCGTGATGCCCTCAGTGCCATAGGCGTTGATGGCATACGGCGCCTGCAGCACGATGAATTTCTGGCCCAGGATGTTCAGCGGCTTGTCGGGGTAGCCGCCGATCCATGCGTCGCGCCAATCCGTGATCTGTTCGAGCATGCGGCCGATCGACGAGGATTTTGCCTCGGAGATCTGGCCGGAGCTGCGGACAAACTCGTATTGCGCGTTGATGAGCCAGATGGCGTTGTCGGCAAAGACGAGGCAGTAGGGCGCCGCCACGCCGTCGCCGATGGCCCATCGCCGAAAGAACGGGTTATCGCCGCTCTGCACGCGCTCGAACTGCTCGATCGATTTTGCGCCGCCCAGCATGATCTCGCGGAACGGCGTGACGATCGTGGTCGTGATCGGGTCGGGGTTGCCGTCGACAAGCTGAACGTTCAGCGGATCCCACTGGTCCGGCGCGTTCGGGCTCGAATAGAGGAACTGCCCGGAATTCAGCTCGGGCGCGATCGTGTAGCCGTCGATCCACGCGACATGGCTGGCAAGCGGCGCGTTCTCGGACAGCACCTCGGTCTTCTCGTTGCGCAGCCGGATGATCTGGCTGCCGGCGGCCATCAGCAGCTCGGTGTCGGTGAGCTGGAAAATGACGCGGCGCCCGCCGCTGACGGCCGTGCCTGTGACGTCGGTCACGTCGCCGCTGCGGTTGATCCGGTAGACGCGCCCCTTGCTGGTGGCAGCAATCATGTCGCCGTTCAGCTCGTGTAGATAGACGCGGCCGTTGTCGGCCAGGCTGCAGAAATCCCGCAGGCCCGGGAAGCGGGTGTGGCCGCCTAGCTCGTTGATGAACCCGTTCTCGATCGCCACCTGATAGCCGGTGACCGCATCCTCATCGAGGTTGCGGAACAGCTCACGGTCGAGCGGCAGCTTGGTCCACTGCTCAGCCAATGCTGGTCACTCCGACATCGCAATTCCATTCGACGGTCTGCGAGCTGGCGCCAGTCACGCGCAGCTCGATCTCGGGACCGTTAGCGACAAAGGTCGCATCCCAGCCGGCATCGGTTTCTTGCGCGGCGCGGATTGCCGTGACCGAGCCGACAAGCGCAGCGTTCGATGTGCTCTGCGTCCCGTTGGCCACGGCCGCGCCTGTCGCGCCATCGGTAATCGCTTCGTTATCGAGGAAGGTGCCGATGACGTCCTGCAGCGTGAGCGAGCCTGTCGTGCCGGAGTCCGAGTCGGCCACGATGCGACCGCTCGCGCCCGACGTGCCGCCGGTGAGGATGTTGCCGACCGTGAAGTTGGCGGTCTGCGAGTCATATGCCAGCGTTGCGCCGGGCCGGCCGGCCGAGACGGCAATGTGGTAAAAGCCGGTGTTGGTGCCGTTGCGCTGGCGCCCGGCTACCTTGGCCTCAAGATAGACGCGCTGCCCGCTATCGAGCGAGATCGACCATGCCTTTGTCGCAGCGTTGCCGGTGGTCAGCCCGCTCGACACACCTTGGTTCGTGGTCTTCTTTCGCAGCCAGGCCGTCGTGATGCCGGCCAGCGTAACAAGCCCGTCCTCCTGACAGTCGAGTGCCAGCACGTTGTTCTGCGGCGCGGTCAGCGTGATGTCGACATCGCTGAAATTGATGCCTTCGAAGATGATGTCTTCAAGCCGGCCGCGCAGCTCGATCTCGCCGCCGACCATGCTGCCGCCGTTGGCATGGAAGCCGATCACGGTGCTGTCGTCGTCGGCGGGCGTGTCGTCGTCCAGATCGAGGTTGATCGTGTTCCCGGTCCAGATGGGATTGCGCAGCACGGTATCGCGGTTGCCGCGCCCGCGCAGCGCGGTCCCGGTGTTGCTGTCAAAGGTCAGGCTGTCGAGCGTGTTGTCGCGCACCGCCCGGTCGACGTATTCGAGGTTGATGCCGGTGGTGGTGCAGAGCGAGATCACGCCGCCCGACCAGCGGTTGCCAGCAAACGGCTCGCCCAGGCCGGTGTTGCCGGCGTCGAGATCGCCCAGCAGATCCGCGCCGGTGACGCACTGCTCGATGCTGAACGTCTGCCAGTCGTTGCGCTGGCCGCCGCGAAGCCGCAGCCCGGTCTGAAACCGCTTGATCTTGCAGCGCTCGAAGACGGTGTCGTCGATCGCAACGCCGTAGACGCCGATCGACAGATTGACCAGCGACACGCCGTCCAGCGTCATGTCGACGAAGCCGCAGCGCGGGCCGCCCAGCGAGACGAAGACGCCCGCGGTGGTGCTCTGCAGGATGGTGACGCCCTCGCCCACGCCCAGCAGCTTGACGCCGGCCGGCAGGGTGAAAGCGTTGAGCGTGTAGGTGCCGGCCGGGATCCGCACATAGCCTGCGCCGTCGGCTGCTGCGGCGCCGGTGGCGGCCTGCAGACTGGCCGTGTTGGTCGCGGCCGATGCGCCAACCGAGCCGACCGGCAGGAACTCGCCATAGTCCTGCACGTCGATCAGGCGCGCGAATCGCTCTGCCAGGGTGAACAGCTCCGTCCCGCCGTCGACCGTGGACACCGACAGGCTGACGTTTTCGCTGGTGAGGGTGTTGAGCCCGGGCCGCTGGATTCCGGTCTGGTCCACGCTGTCGATGACAAGCTGGTAAGCCTGCTCGGTGTAGAGCGAGGCCGCCCATTTCCCGTACTCGATGTCATCGAGGTTGCGCGTCAGCAGCGTTTGCGGATTGGCCGCCACATCGGTCAGATCTTCGTCCAAGAAAACGTCAGCGAGCGTGTTCGTGTTGGCGCGCACGATCCGCACCGACGCCCCGCCATAGCCGGGCTGCCAGATGTCGAAAGCGTCGATGCGGGTGACGGGCATGTGGGCGGTTCCTCAGAACTCGGCGATGATGGCGTCGACGGCCGCGAGCAGATCGGTCGCATTGCCGGCAGCGTCGATGCGAGGATCGGACGGCGCGTCGCGCAGCTTCTGCGCCTTGAGCTTGACCTCGGCGCGACGAACAGCGTCCTCGTCGTCGATCGCCTGATTGCGCAGGTCGTCGATGCGGCGGAACTTCTCGGCGCGGGCGGCGCGGATCAGGTCGCGGGCGACGTTCTTGGCCGTCGGCATGTGGATGGTGATCTTGCCGGCGGCGTTTGCCTTGAACGCGGCCTGCAGCTCGCTCTGCGGCGGCTGATCGGCGGCCGGCAGTTGACGGCCTTCGACCATGATGAAGGTGTCGGGCTGCTTCTTCTCGGTCATGCGTCTTCTCCTTCGAGGCGCCACGCGGCGCGAAATTTCCGGGCCTTGTCGATGCAGCCGTCGATGCGCGGCAGATCGTCGGTGCTCATGATCTTGAAGTGGTTGCAGCCTGGGGGCAGATCCCGCCACGCCAGGAACGCGATGGCCTCATCATGCGTCATCGGGCCCATCGGCTTGCCGTAGTCGAAGACGTTCCCGTCTTTGTCCCGCAGCGGCGCAGCGTCCTTGTCGCCCTCGAACATGGGCAGGCCGGAGCGCAGGTCCGCGCCGACGCACCGCTTGCGCTTGATGTAGCCGCCGGCCATCAGCGCGGCGATGAAGCGCGGCGCGGGCGTGACGACCTTGACGGCTTCCTGCGTTGCGTCGTGGAACGCGATGCGCGCGCTCGTCTCGACAGGAAACAGCGCGTGATGCGCCTTCTCCATCAATGCGAAGTCTTCACGCAGCTCCTCGCGGGTGGCAGTCCAGATCATGTCGGATCTCCAATGATAGAGACGTGAACGTAATCCCAATCAAGTGCCGTGCCTGTGCCCACGCAGCCCACAAAACTTACTGCGC